ACGCACCGTGTCCGCTCGATCAGGACGCCTTCGCGGATCGTGTATTCCGGCTGGCCTTCATACCAGTCTGGACGCTCAGCACCTGCTATTCGGTGCGCACCTGCCATGATGTCCCGCGCCGTCTGGTCCGCGTCGGACCACTTCCAGCCCCTAAGACACAGATCAGCGCGCAGGGATGCCCGCAACGGCCCTTCCAAGCCGAACAAGGTCGTTATCTCGCCCGCTTGGAAGGCCAGCCGGATCACCGTAGCAATGTCACCAGCAATCGTATTCTTGCGCCGCTTGTTGAATTTGGCGACGTTACTCATCTCCCCAATCCACCAGCTTCAATGCCTGATCAGCATCGACGCCGCTTTCCTTGGCAAGAGCCAACGCTTGCACAATCGCCGTGACGGTGCGCGCACGGCCACCAGCATCAAACGCTTGCAACGGTCGCATCACATCCAAGGTGACAGTCTGGCCTAGCTTCTCGCTGGCCTCTTGCCCGATCATCGCCGCGACAGGTTGCAAGGCCCATTGTGCGAGGTGACGTTGCGCCTCTCTGACCATCGGTCCCGTGGTGGATACATTGCTCAGACCGGGCAGAATGCCGAAGACCATCTCGATACTGGCCCGCGATGCTGCCAAGGTTTCCTTGGTCATGGCTTTGGACAGGTCCGGCGATACATCGGACGGCTTCAAATCCGTCTGAGGCGCGGGACCGCCCGCCGCCGTGACGTTGACGCTCTCACGCACCAGCACCTTGCCGCGAAACCCTCGGAACCCGCGCGCCAAATCGCTCATGTCCTGATCTGGTGCCTCAGGGAACGGCACCACCGACGAACCCAACGGCGCATTGGTGTAAATCTCTGCCAACGCGCCTTCCATCGTTTGCAGCAAACCCGCCGTGAGACGTGCCCGTCGCAAAGGGGATTGTCCGACATACGGCATGGTCACATCCGCGCCGATCCGAAAGTGCAGCACCTCAGGCGCAAGCGCCGTGATCGACTTGCCGCCGCCGGTATCCGGCAAGCCCAGACGATAGGCGACAGGCCGGGAAAACCGCGTCGTCAAATCCCAGTCACTTGCCGGAATCAACCGATCATCGGTCATGTAGAACACCGCTTCACCGCGCAGCGCCAGAGACCGCGCAGCAAGCGCCAGCATGGCAGGGGTCAACATTTCGGTGCCGTCCACATCGGCAAGGCTCAGACCGCCTTCCCAGAGGCTCACACAGCCTTGCACGGTGCCGGTCAATTCCGCCACGCCCTCGATACCGGTGATATAATCGGCCCGCGCCTGCATGACTTGGGTCGTGTATCCGGTGCCGCTCGATCGGGTTTCGACCTCAGGCTCTTTTCGTTTGAATGGCCACATGCTCACACCCTCCGATAGCTGCGCAGCAGATCGCCAGCGCCGCTCAGTTGCATCGCCCGCGCCACCCATGCCGGGTTGCGGTCAACTTGCTCTTGAATAGGTCCGATCTGGACGGACGTACTGGACGCGCCAGCCGTGCCGGGATCGTCGGCTAGGTATTCAGCAAGCCGCTTGAACGCCTCGGACACCGCCGCTGGCACATCACCAGCACCGACTTGCGCCGTGATCCGATAGGTGCCGCCGTAGGGCAGATAGATGCCCATAGGCCCGTCCAGCAAGGTCAGGGACACCCACGCATCATCCTTCCAGACATGCGCCTCACGGCTTACCACCGGCGTCAGAGGCGGGTGGAATTGATCACCACCATCGCCCATGAGCGTCCAGACAACTTCGCGCTCAGTGAACCGGTGCGCGGTATAGGCTTCGATCCTTGCCCAGATCATGTCCGCATCCAGAGCCGCCGCCGGTGCCGACAGGCCAGACGGTGCCGCAGGATACGCCGCTGGCACATCCTCGAATTGCTTTATCAGGTCGATTGTCATGGTCACGCCCTCCACCGGGAAAGGTGGCGCAGATCAGAGACAGGCTTGATGCCATCCCGCGTCACATCCCAGTTGCGTTGCTCCACTTGCGCATCAGGATAGGCCGGTCTTGTGACAACGCTGATCTCGTAAAGAAGCGCCGCTAACACAGTTCTGATAATCGCGTTGTGCGCCCCGTTCTCAGGATCGCTGCCCTCATCCTCGATTTTCTCAGGCTCAGGCACCGCCCGCTTGGGGGGCAAACGGAACCCCGGCGATATGCCAAGGGTCAGGCCCGCCGCGATGCCCGCCAGGATGTCGCGGACATAGGACACCTCTTGCATCTCTGGCGTGATCGTCGCGGTGAAGGTCAGAGCGTCGTCACCGTCCACCAGATCGAGCGTGCCCGCGCCCCGGCTGGCCAATGGCTTGTCAAAGGAATGGCCAACTAGAAAATGGATATCCTCTTTCGGATCGTCCACCCGATAGGCAAAAGCCCTTGGGGCAATCGCTTCTTTTTTCGGCCTGCCGTTGCGGCCCCCATCACTGAGGACCGCGCGCTTGTTGTAGGGGAACCGGCCTTGCAGCGCCAAAGCACCAGAGGCCCGCTTGCGTAGTTCCAGACCGCCATCTGCAAAGCCGGTCAGCATCACTGCACCCCGGTCAGGATTTCGAGCTGCACACCGCGCGCAACCGTCACATCCATTGTCGTCAGAGCCGTGAGGCGGAGCTGCCCAGACTTCGCGTCCGAATACGGATCACGGATCAAATCCACCGCGCCCCACATACCGCAGAACACCGGTGCCACGCCGTTCGTCGTAGTGGTCAACAGCGCCTTGCTTTCCAGAGGATCACCCGCCGGCGCTGCGATGCCGTTCGTCGTCATCACCACATTGCCGATCTTGGCAATAAGACGATCCCACTCGGACACCGCCGTGCCGCTGATCAGGTCAGCATCCATGCCGTCGAAGATCTCAGGACGCAGCAACAGATTGACAGCACCGGGACTGCCCGCCGCGTTGGCCGTCATAAACCGCACCGCCGCTGCACGGAACGCCGCGTAGGACGCCGCCGCATCAACAGCCGTCTCTGTGATGCCGTAGGTGGACGCACCGGGAAAGATGCCCAGAGGCTCACCAGACGATCCAGAGCCAAGGAAAATGGCCCGATCGGTCTCTTGCTGAATTGCCGCCGACATATCCCGACGCACCGCTTGTTCCAGACCAGCGCCCGACTGTTTCAGAGCCTTGCGCGTGATCTTCATCTGCACACCCAAAGTCTGATCAGGCTTCATCGGAATGTCGGTTGTCGTGTACGCTTGCGGTCCCGGTACGTCGCCCGTCTCGGACCCAGCCCAGCCCGGTTGCGCGCCACCAGTTGCAACGGGATATTCGATCTCGCCGCTGCCGATCTGGATCATCCGCGCGCCCATGCGGGTTGCGGACGAATTGGCGAAAAGCCGGTCGATTGTCGGCATGGTGCGGATAGGGTCAGGCGTACCACCGGCCAGCGTTTCACCCGCGCGGGTTTCCAGTGCCTCAAGAGGAACCGGGATGCCTTGGAAGCCGCCCGCGCTGCGCAGTTCTTCGACCATCTCAGCCGTCGCGCCGTCCAGCTTGCGCCCTTCGTCCAGGGCAAGCGCCACCTGGCGAACCTCGAACCGTGAGGCCAGTTCAGACCATTCACGCTCAGAACGGGTTTCCAGTTCGGCACCAGCTTCGCGGCGTTCGTCGTCTTCACTGACCAGCGCCGCACGATAGCGCGTCTCGTTCGTGCGGTATTCTTGGTCTAGGGTTTCCATAGACCGGGTTTCGTCTTCGGACGGTGTATCCTTGCCGACAAGTTCCGACAGTTGTGAACGGATTTCAGATTGCCGCCTTTGGATTTTGACACTCTCAAGCATGTTTTATCCTTTCTGCTCGATAGGGTTTCGCTGCATATCTCGCAGCAGGTCACGCCACGCTTGGCGCTTTGGGGTCAGAGCCTTGTGGCCCACCTCAATTCTGGTTTTTCGGGCATGGCAACGCCCGCAAAGGATCTGCAAATTCGACAGGGAATAGGCCAAATCAGGCCGGTCACGGACGGGCAGAACGTGGTCACATTCCAGACGCCGCCGCTCACCACATTGGACGCATTGCCAGCCATCACGGTCTAACGCCTGCATCCGCAGAGCCTTCCAACGCGGCCCACGCGTGACGTGCCGGGAATGGCGCTTGTAGTCCTTCACCCGGCTCATGCGCGCACCTGCATGTCATAGCAGATCACCGTGCCATCCGGCCCCAGGACACCCACGCGCTTGATCTCGTAAGTCACGCCACCGATCGCCAACGTGTCCGCCTTCGTAGGCACTACATCAGACACCGCCATGAAGACGCGCA